CGGCGGGTACGGCTGTCAAAGGGGGCATTCGGGTCATGACTTCTGCTGGTCCGGTTATGGCTCACCGCGTCATCTGGCACATGATGACAGGTGAATGGCCTCCGCACCCGGTCCGCCATATCAATGGCGATAAAGACGACAACCGCTGGGCCAATTTGGAAGTAAGAGTACCGCAGCGCGATCGGGACAGGGTTACGCGCAAGCCGGTTGTGCGTAAGCCGAACCAAGTTCTCGCGCATGGCGTATCCCGTGTTCATTTTTATAAGCTGGGGCAAACGCTTTGGGAGGCGAATGCTTTGATAGGCGGCGAGCGGATATTTTTGGGGCGATTCCCTGACCGCGAGACTGCCTTCGACGCTTTCCGTAATGCCACCGGCCAAGAATCGGCGCCCCACACACGGTAGACACCGTGCATAGACGAAGGGGGCCGATTGGCCCCCTTTTTCATGCCCCCTGCATCTCTATCAATTTTTCGAGATACCATTTCGCCTTTCTCAAATCCTCGACCCCGTTCTTTCTTTTCCATCGCCAGACATACTTCAGCACGTTCCCGGTACATACCGCTTCGAGGCCTTCCAGACCTGCCGTGGCGGACTCGATGGCGTCTATGCACTCGATGCGCCCCTGATAGTGTTGCGGCTTGTTCACCGGGTCACTCATCGTCGTCGCCCTTTTCAATCTTGATGACCCCGAACGCCAGCCCAAAGAAATCATCCGCCGCTGACTGATCGCGCATTGCTTCAACTACCGTCGCGTCCTCATCGCCGAGCAGAAGCTCCAGCCCCTTGAACACACGCCTGGATCGTGATGCCCGATCTTTCGTCACGTCGAACCCCTGCGCCTTCATCTCCAGAGTAAACTTGCGCTGGCTCCAGTTCCGGCCTTTCGTCTCGTTATTATCCTTGGCCCAATCCTGAAACGCATGGAACGCATCTGTCGTGGGTGCTTCTCTGCCCTCGCCAATTATGCCGAATTCAGCAATCCAGCGAGCCAAGACATCTTCCCCGGCAAGATATTCCTCAGTGGCCTTCAGGACGCTCTCCGGCGGATTAAGACCTTGCTCCAGCCACATCTTCGCCCCCTCGACCACCCACGCCAAGATCGCCGGATATTCCTCTTTCAACTTGTCAGGCAAATCGACATCCTTGACCACGGGTTTCGTCTCGAACGGGATCAAGTGCATCCTGCGCCGCATGGCGTCATCGACGTTAGTAATCTCAGGCCGAGTGTTGCCCGCAATCACCAGTGTGAACTGCGGAGAGAACTCAAACAGATCACGCCGCATGAACCGCGCCGAAATCCTGTCACCGCCCGTAAGACTTTTGACCTTCGCTTCGTCCCACTTGCGTGACGGGTCTATTTCCTGCGCGTGAACCAGCCGCGCCCCCATCAGCGCCGCCAACTCTGTCGGGTGCCTCTGGGTATTCGACGCCAAGAATACGTCCGCACTGGCCACCGCAGCGTAATCGCCAAGGACCGCACCTATCGCTCCGAGGAACGTACCTTTGCCATTGCCCCCGGAGCCATAAGCAAACGCCAGTACATGTTCCTTCGTGCTTCCCGTCGCACTATACCCAGCAAGGCGCTGCAAATACGCCTTCAACTCCATATCCCCGGAACACGCCTCATTCAGAAACGCATTCCAGACCGGAGCCGGTGACATGGAATCCACCTCGACACTAGTGACCTTCGTGCATAGCTTCGACCTATCGTGCGGAAGGACTTCGCTTGTCCGCAAATCCACGATCCCGCTTTTCGTGTTCAGCAGATAGATATCCGCGTCGAGCTGCTCGACCGTGGCCTGCATGACCGGATCAGTCTCCGCGATCTGCGATACGTTACGCATCACCGGCCACGACGCACACCGCGCCGCGATTCTCTCACCCTTGGCTGTCGGCATATCCGACTTGAGTGCCTCGTTCGACGCCTTCGAGCAGACCGCGCGTGTATACGCCATGTGCCTGTGCGCGACATCCCTCGCCCACTTGACCCCATCCCAAGCAATCCAGCCAAGCCCGCCAGCAACGTATCGGATATCCGAAACGTGCAACCTCGCTAACCTGGAAGCCAAGGCTCCGTCCGAATACTCAATCGGCCCCTCACCCGGCCCCGCAATCAAGTCCCCGAAATCATCATCCGCCCCGCCGCGTTCAATCGCCTCGAACTCAGTGACCTCCATCTTCCAGCCAAACGCCCGCGCCTTCTCCTGAATCCACTCCCAGCCAATCTCATACGGCGGGTGCATACGGCCCCAGTCCGCCTCAATCGTCTCGACAGTGTTGACACCATCCTCCCACCGCATCGCCCAATCAACAAACAACGCCAGCGCCTCACCCTCATTGTCCGGCCCAGCCGCAGCCTTGATCGCATAGCCCATCCGAATATAATCATCCCGGTCGGGAAAATGCTCAGACGTATTCTCGACCATTCTAAGCGCCGCTGAGAGCCTTTCCATGTTTTCGGCTACCAACCCCGCCTGATCGACGTTTCGGCGCTCAGAAGCCCTCTCAGAGCTTTTATCGGCATGAATTATCTCGCACCCCGACATCTCCAGCGTCTCCGTCAGGTCCGCGAAGAACTTTTCGACGATTTCGCGTGTGACCCGGCGCAGACAGCGCGGACCTCTGGCCGTGATATCCTGATCGAGAGTGTATGGTTCGCGAGTGACGGGATGAATGCCGCCGATAACATACTGCTGACCGTCTCCCAGTAACTCTACGAGTTGCTCGACGCCCTTGCCGTCTTTGAACCGCAGCCGCATCCGCCCGATCTGGTCGTCAGTGCGATACATCAGGAGCCGTTTGGGATAGCGTCCGATACGGATCGGGGCTTTGCCCAGCGCCTTTTCGGCCATTGACGTTATGATGTTCGCCAACTGTTCGTTTACGACATCAATATCCAGAGCCGGATACTTACCCGCCTTCAAGCCTATGTTGGCATGGCTTCGATCCCAACGCTCAATGTCATTGGCCGTGGGCGAGTAATCCTGCCATGCGTATCCGCCCCACGTTCCCTGTGCATTTTGCTTACCGGGTGCTTTGCCCGCCTGGTCGGTTGCGATCTTGCTCAGCTCCGACAATGGCGCGGCTGGCGGGATAACGCTAACGAGTTCCTTGAACCCGGAATCGTATAACTTCTTGAACGTCAACATAATCTCTCCTACGGCCCTGTAATTGCAATGATATGCGCGGCGCGTAGGGTGGCACAGAACCCCGTGGCGATGCAAGCGAACATTTTATTTGACAGCCGGGTATGGGGTGTGGAATTGTTTGGGGCGAGGAGACTTACGTGATCGTATCAATCGACTTTGAGACTCGCAGTGCGGTCGATCTGCGTAAGACTGGTGTCTACGTCTACGCCGACGACCCTTCGACCGACATCTGGTGCATGGCCTACGCCTTTGGCGATGAGGAGCCGAAGATTTGGACGCCGGACATGGAGATGGACGTGCGGCTCGAGGATCACATCGTCGAAGGCGGCAAGTTGCGCGCTTGGAACGCTAACTTTGAACGGGTGATCTGGAACAAGATCGTGGCCGCGCGCCACAAGTGGCCGCGCACTTCCATTAGGCAATGGCACTGCACGATGGCGCAGGCCAGCGCCATTGGCCTTCCTAGAGCATTAGGCCAAGCCGCAGCGGTCCTTGGCGTAGCGGAACAAAAGGACAAGACCGGCCAAGCATTGATGCTCCGAATGGCACGGCCCCGCAAAACCTTGGCCGACGGCACCCATGTTTGGTGGGGTACCGCCGACAAGAAAAAGGCGCTCATTGCGTATTGCCTTCAGGACGTAAGGACGGAAGTTTCCGTCGCTGAACGACTGATCGAAATGGATCAAGCTGAACGCTACATCTACTACCTCGACCAGCGCATCAACGACCGTGGCGTGTTGCTTGATTGCGATTTGCTTAATAGCATCCGGTTGCTTTCTGATAAATCAAAGAAACAAATTGACTCAGAAATCTACAGGCTAACTGGTGGCGAAGTACCTAAAGCTACAAACGGTGTAGAACTCGTTCGCTGGTTGAATAAGTATGGTGTGATTACGAAGCGCGTAGATAAGGCGACGGTAGCACAACTATTGGCGGTGCCTGATCTACACCCAGTTATTTCTAAAGTTCTTTCACTGCGCCAGAACGGAGCCAAGTCCAGCACGGCCAAGCTCGACAGCCTGGAGAACGCCGCCGGGTCTGACGACAGGATGCGCGGGCTGCTGGTCTATCACGGTGCGGCGACGGGCCGCTGGTCCGGTAAACTTGTCCAGCCACAGAACTTCCCTCGCCCAGCCCGCGAACAAAGCGAGATTGATGAGATTATCGCTAAGTTAAAGGCGGGAAAGAACGTAGGCGACCACGGGCCAGGGACGCTAATTGCCGCCGACTTGCTGCGCTCGATGTTAATCGCGGCCCCCGATCACCGTCTACTTTTTGCCGACTATGCGGCAATCGAAGCGCGGGTGCTGGCGTGGCTGGCGGGCGAGACGGAACTTGTCAAGACCTTCGCTGCGGGCGGAGATATGTACAAGGTGATGGCGAAGGTCATCTACAATAAGCCGGTCGATAAGATCACCGGCAGCGAACGCCAAGTCGGCAAGATGGCAATTTTGGGCTGCGGTTATGGCATGGGCGGCAAACGCTTCTCTGAGCAGTGCAAAACTATGGGCATTGAGGTTGACGCGGACGAAGCCAAGCGCATCGTTTCGGTCTACCGCGAAGCCAACAGCGCGATCTCAGGTTACTGGCGTCGATTAGAGGATGAGTTCCTTGAGAACTGCCGCGAGGTGATCTCGCAAAGTGGGTCGTTTGCGAGACTGCCGTTGAAGTCTGGCCGGTGCCTTACGTACCACAACCCCCGCATTGTAGAACGTGAGACACCGTGGGGCGAGAAGCGCGAAGCCGTCGAGGTAGACACCTTGAACAGCGTGACGCGACAATGGACGAGCCAGTTTATCTGGGGCGGACTCCTTACGGAGAATGTTGTCCAGGCTACCGCGCGCGATCTTATGGCCGGGGCCATGATGCGCCTCGAATTGAGCGGCTATCCCGTAATCATGTCTGTGCATGACGAAATTATTTGCGAAGTGCCAGAGGGGCATGGTAGCCTAAAGGAAATGATAGAGATTATGACGACCGTTCCGAGTTGGGCGGAAGGTTGTCCGATTGCGGCAGAGGGTAAAGAATCGAGGAGGTACGGGAAA